GACTCGCCCAGGTCTTTTATCTCCTGGAGCAATCTGATAACTTCATCGATAGACACTGAGTCCACCTCAGTTATCTGCAGCTGTTGATTGGATTGCAATTGCCATGAAGTCTTTTGCACTGAGAGAAACAATAGAAGCGTTTACTCGAACAGTGACGTTCAATGAACCAGTGAGCACGGTTGAAAGACCTGAAATGTATAGTTGATCGTTGACAACAAATCGTCCATCATCTGCACCTTTTCCATAATTATCAGGATATAAATCGGTTTCATTGGTTGCAATGTTATCGCCAGCACCATAAGTTAAGACGCCTGATGCAACAAGTGCTCTATCATTAGCAAAAATCAATCCACCACGATTTAGATCAGTAACTTGAATCATTGCAGTCGAATCGCCACCAAATGTTGCATTTAGTGATGTAGTTGCTGAGGTTCCTTGGAAGATAAAGTCAACTGAATGAACTTGCAGTGCTTGACGATCTCCTACATCAACGTAGGAACCAAGGTCAATAGTTGCAAATGTTTCAGTTGCAGCTGCGCTGATAGTCAATCGTTCGGTTAGGGTAAACATGCTTGTCTTTTTTGTAGCCATAATAATCACGGGGTGGAGTGGGGTTTTCTCTGCATGCGGATCGACAGACTAGTTCCCCACTCCAAATAACCCTATCATAACTGGGCCTTTAAGCATTTGCAGTCCTATCTTTGCGGCGAAGCCGCCCAAAAGCAGCGCCATTACCAACAACTAACGTTTTGTTAGTCATCCCACTGCTCCCACCCGTTGCTAACTAGCCATAGGATATAGGACTTACTCGATTTTTCTATGGACTATGTATATATGTGATTACTGATAGGACGATTCATGCGCAATAAAATGATAACGCTATGCCCGACGTCGTACGAACTCTCGAAGAAGATGCCTAATTTTAGCGCATGGGTTCGTCAGATGGTCCTAGAACATGGACAAAAGACTGGAAAGACCAAGGAGAATAGAACAATGTTTCACCGTGTTTGTGGATCAGATGTTGAAGCACGATGGGAACACTTCACAGACGGAACCTACGCCTGGTTCGGATATTGTGAAACATGCGACATCGATGTTACCTGGAGGCCACGTCAATGAGAGTATCATTGCCATGCTGTGAAACTTTTGAAGACTATGATCGATCTATACATTGTCAACATATTCATTTTATTTCTGGTGAAGCATCTTACCGGCATCGTAAATGTTGCACACACCCAGGGTGTGTTAGAAGGAGAGAAGAAGAATGAAGCTCGATGCAAAACATTTGGAATTCCAAACTGATGATACCAGGTACGACTTGGTTTTAGTTGACGATCCGTATGGTGGCATCATCGTCGCATGGACATCGACAGGATACCTCTGGCGTTATTACGAAGGAGATTATCTCAAACCATTAAGCAATGATTACAATCCACACGATGCAAAGAACATCTTTGATTATCTCGAACTAAATCTTTTGACAGATACCAGGGGACAACTTCAGATCCAAAGCCAAGCCATCAGAACATAGTCTGCAACAGTTGCTCCAGCAACCGTAACCAATGTAGCAATTGAAAGAAAGACGTTGAACTTCATCAATGATTCCAGAGATGTTTCTTTTGCGTCTTTCTTTTCTTGACGTGCCATTAACCACTCAGCGAACTTTGTAGTTGTTGTTTTCTTTTCTTCAATTGGAGTTTCTTCTTCTGTACTCATATTCTCATGCCTCCCATTCCTACGAGTGCGGTATCTTCGTACCTTCGTATTTCTGGAGTAAACAAATCGATGGCCCCTGCGCCACCTGCTTCAATAGTTCTAATCGCTAATTCTGTAGCTACAATATCTGCAGCTTGAAATGAGATAACTGGTATTCTTACCAGGGGATGAAACTTTGCTAATGTTGACAATGGAACCGCACTCTCTTCGAACAACTGTTCTTCGAGCCATAAGAGTTCAGGGGCGAGTGGCATATTAATCCTCATCGTATGATTGTTGAAGTTCGTATGATCTCTTAAGTCGCATGAGGTATTCGAATTCTGCTTCTTCTTTTGCATCTGCAGACAAAATATATCTAGCAGCTGGTATGGTGATGTCTTTGTTTGTACCTGCAGCATTGACGAAGACAATTCGATAACAGTAAACTCTGTCCGATGCTGTTGGGCTTAGTGAACCTAATTGATGATCACTAATCTTAGGCATATATCCGGAAGCAGCCAAATCAACAGTGAGTGAGAATGTTCGAGCTCGAGCAAAGATTGTTTGGTCGAAAGTCAAACCAGTAGTTGCCGCTGATCCTAATCCACTAAAGTTAGCATTACCAGGGAATAGTTGAAGTTCAGCATCTGTCATAGGTGATGATGTCATAACGTCATACACGTTGACAAAGTCTCCTGCAGCACCTGAAGTTATAGTAGGCAAACCATTCTGTTGAACTAGTGCTGTTTGAAAGAACAATGTCTTTTCACGCATTGTCAATCCTGCCAAATCAAAATATGACTTTGAAACGAATAAGCCTTGAGGAGGAGTTGGTTGTTCCCAATCTGTTTGGGATGCACCAATAACATACGCATTAGGTAATCCACCTAAACTAACGACCACGTACCCAAATTCTTTCTGCAATACTTTCACTTTAACGACCTCTTTCTTTCTGCTGATCTCTTCCAAGACTTTGCAGCTCTCTTGAACAATACTTGATGATTAGATCGTGGATGCTTCTTCTTGAGTTGCTTGAGAGTCTTTGCCATGTACTTGTTATACGCAGATGGTGCTCGCTTAACTTTCTTAGCGACTTTCTTAGCCTTCTTTACAGTAGACTTAGCCTTGCTTACTGTTTCTTTACCAGACTCGCCCAGGTCTTTTATCTCCTGGAGCAATCTGATAACTTCATCGATAGACACTGAGTCCACCTCAGTTATCTGCAGCTGTTGAT